GCTCTGCAGCTGTTGGATATGTTGCAACTGTTGTCGCATCAAGTGAAGCACCTGAAATAAGTGCTGCGTTTACTGCTGCGTTTGTTGCCTTTGCGTAAGCTGCTGCCATGTTGCGAACTAGCTCATCGAAGAATGCTGGAGATGTACGATCTAGAAGTTCAACAGAGAATGTCTGTTGTCCAGCGTACTTCTTAACAGATACTGACAAGAACGCTGAGTTCTGATCTGTGTCTGTGAATGCTGCATCTTCTGCAACTTCGCCGACTGCTGGCATCTGTGTAATCTTAGGAATCTCGAATGTCATACCTGCATCTGGAAGCACTCCGCGAGAGATTGCATCGATGCTTGGACGGATTGTTGTTCCAAGTGGGTTAATGATTTCAGACAGTTGGCGTGTTGGTACAAGACCTGCGTTGTCTGTTGTGTTGTCTGCTGCAAGTAGGTATTGACGAGCTGACTCATCACCTAGTGCTGCGCGGATTGTGTTTTCTGCATACTTAGCAGCTGTGATTTCAATGCGTGGCTTTGTGTAAGCCATTGCTGTAACAGTAGGACGAGCAGCCTCGACAGCCGCAGCTTCTACTGATGGTGTTGCTTCGACTGCTGTGGTTTCTTCCACTACTGTCTCGCTTTCTTTTGGTTGGGTTTCGGTTACAGCTTCTTCGACCTTTTCGGCTTCTTCTGCTGCAATATCAGTAACCTGAGCAGACTTAAATGCTGGCTCTGTTACTAAACTTGTTTCGACCATTCGAGATGAGGACACATAAGTCACACCATCTTTAATTTTTGATTTGATAACTTCTACGCCGATGCTGAGTCCGGACTGTAAACCTTCTTCAGCAAGAATAAGTGCTTCTGTACCGCGTTGTGAACGGCTTACAGAGAATGTTGCATAGATTGCATCTTCTGACTCAGAGAAGCTGACCATACGACCAATAGGCTTCTTAATGTCATGTTGGCTAAGCAACTTAATTGCTTTAGGATCATCAATCTCAATCGAGCCTGACTCGAAAATTACTTTGCCATAATTGGTTGAACCTGCTTCAACATTCAATGGCACAATCTTGCCAGAGATGGTGCGGCTAGCCGCATCCGCTGTGAGTTCGGCTGTAAGGGTTACGATTTGGTTCATGCCATACCGTTGCTTCCGTTAGGTGATAGGTCTGTCATTTCCATCGCTTGCTCTGTTGTGACGAGTCCAAGCGATAGCAATTTTTCAATTACTGCAAGTTCTTGCAATGGGTCTGTGCGTAGGAAGTTTTTATCGATGTCGAACTTCACGACATGACCACGAGGAGTAATATCATCCATCGATAAGCGATCTTCAATAGCTGTGATAAATGGCTGTAAAGATAATGCTAAGAATTGTTTGCGCTCATCTTGGACATTCGCATAAGTCATTGAGTTGTTTCTATCTGCTGAAACATAGTAAGCAGGTACATTGCACAATCTGGAAACTTCGGTGGCTAATTGTTCAATCGCCTCTGTGTATAACATGTCTCTAGGTGAAAATGAAACTGGTGTGTATTCAAGAGTAGATGTCAAATACGCTGTTGAACGATTATTGCGTGCGTTCTTCCATGCGTTAAGCAATCCTTGAACTTCTTTAGGATCGAGGTCTGCTCCATTGTTCTTAATGTAGCCAGTAGCCATTGGAGTGCCTGCTGCAACAGCAGCGGCTTTCTGAACATCGATAGCAGCGCGAATTGTCTGGACTCCGCTATTTAAAATGCCATCGCCTAATGACTGGAATGTGATGAGAGAACCTAGTCCGTCCATTGGCAATGTAGTGCCATCTACTGCATAGGAACGAACGAATGTATTTGTAGAATCAAGTGTTGCAGTTACGCGAGAGTTAGCAATCCACTCAAAGCGTGATGGTCTGCCATCCTCGTTATAAACTTCGACAACCTTCCAGAAGGCTTGTCCGTAAAACAATAATGAATCAACAGTCCAGGCGATTGTTACTGATCGTGGCTGTGAATATGAAGGTTGTTCCATCCATACTGGTGGAGCAATTTCTTCATTTGTAGATTTGCGATAAAGTTCTAAAGGAATTGCACCGATTGTGCCAGCAAGAAGATTGCGGCATCGTTGTAATGCAGGAACTGAGATTGCTTCTGTTCGTGAAACATAGGCATATTGAAATGGCATTGCATAAGGCGAGTACTCACCTAAAACTTGAGGGGCGGACTGCGCTTCGAGGATTGGTTTAGTTTGTAATCCGAATGTTTGCAGTATACGACCCATGTTTACATATTAGCACACTTTGTCTAATATTTGACAATTTATGGGTTTCGTGTCTAGGTAATAATTTGAGGCTTTGGAGCAGGCAACATCAGCTTCGATACAACCATTGCCAAGCCGATAGGTGCTGAGATGTCACCAGCCGACTTTCGCTTAATAATTCGCCAAGCAGAGTCATTGACCTTAGCTGCACAATTATTCATCTGCTGGATCAATTCTGCCTGTCCATTGTGAACGACTCGATGATTGACTAATCCTTCTAATAAGTCACCACAGGCTTTGTAGAACTGCTGACCAGAAACATCCTCTGTCATTACACCAGCCTGTGAAAGTCTGTCTGCAATCGTCTGTGTGGCGTATTTGTCAAAGCAGACTAATCGCGGTTTATAGATGTCGCACCAGGCTTTAATGCTGGCTGCCATCTTGAGTTCATCGATTGCCATCTGTGAGCTGTAGGTTTCTAGGATTCCGATTCCGATTCGACCATCTGGCAGTAATTGACCTGCGACCAGCGATCCGTTACGCCTTGACGGACTTACATCGAAAGCAAAGACTGTGTAAGCCCCCACAGCCATCTCGAGAGTGTTATCTGAGGTTTCTTCCAAGACTCCATGCGGCCAGGGCGATTGAAGGCTGTCAATCCATTGGCAGAGCGTTTCTGTTCTCGTCTGCTCGATTGGGTTAGTTGCTATTGCTTCTTCAATCGATTCTTTTGTAATTGTGTAGCCAAGTGCAGGATTGCTAGGTGCTACAGCACTTTTCCAAAAGTAATCCGATGTGATATCAATCTTGCAATACTGCGGTGCGCTGTATTCGTAATAGCCAAAGGTTTCAGGCGGATAATCTTTAGCGCGTTCAACTAAGCCATTGAGTACGCTGCTGAAATGGTCACCCGCATTCGATGTCAAGAATGTTTGGGCGTTTGCGCGTGCTCTGGTCACAGGAACTGCAGCTTTATAACCATCTTCTGAGATTTCTCGGATTTCATCAATCCATAGCAAGTCTGCGGTTCGTCCGCGTGGGCTAGATGAGTTATCAGATATGACATCGAGTGTTGCACCATTAAGCAGCTCTATTCGCTCACCACCATTGGCGTAGCGAATTGCCTTTGTCATTGCTTTCAATTCCGGAGTTGATTCTATGATCCATGCAATCTCTCGAAAGAGCATTAGCGAGGTTGCGCGGTTGGCTGACATGATGATGACCTTCTTCTCATCGCCATAGAACATGCCCCAGATAACACGCACTCTGCCTAAGTGCGATTTACCATTCTGACGAGATATGAGCAGCAAAGATGTCTTGCGCCGATAGTTATTCTTTTTATCTACAGCCATCATGTCTTTTAACACGAATTCCTGATATGGCATCAGCTTGTCCATCTTTAGACGATCAACCATGTCTAGGATTTCTTTATAGCGAGATTTGCCCTTAAGAAGTGGGCTGTGAACCCTCGGTTCGGTTGCCCCTCGTAGGGGTTGGACTCTTTTGGGTTTATCTGTCATTGACTTGGATTAGGTCGAATCTTAAACGGACTATCTTGCATCGGTTCGGACTGCATCGGGGATATACGGGCAGAAAAGACAGGGGGGGTAGCCGTCTGTGCTAAAAAAACACCCTCATCCTTGCTTGACTTACGCAGATTACAATCACGACACAACACTTGTAAGTTATCCATGTCATGAGTGCCACCGTTCTTACGGCTAATGATGTGATCTACCTGCAAGTTCTCATCATTGCCACAGTATCTGCATTGCCTACCATCACGAGCGAACACTCGCTCTTTGTGGTTGCGATACTTACGGCTGTTTAATTTATCTAGTGCCATCCCTTACGCTTCCAATGATCTAAAGCTTTGCATGTATTGGGTTGCTTACCTTCATGAGTCATAGTGTAACCGTATCTATGTCCTATATATCGTAAGCCCCAATCAATCTGCTCTAATGGATTAGCAGTTCTTAGCCATTCACTCTTGCCTTGTGGTATTCCATATACTCGATGAGTACCTTCTAAGTTACCTACTGCTTTGTAATTCCATGCAGATTCTTTTCCGTACAATACAGCTAAACATTTGTAATTCTTAACTGTTAATTGTCCTTTAGCATACTGCTTAGATGTAATGCGTTTATTAGGATCGTTTGTCGCACTTGCAGCTGAAACCATGTTGAAGCATAGAGCTGCCCCTAACACGATTGCTACCGAGCGAACTGTCCGCTTAGCGGTTCGCTCTGAGC